AAACCAACATTAAAATCAAGAAAGTTGATGATTTGAAATGCTTGATTTAAAAAATTGTGAGATTGCTTTTACCGGTCGCTTAACAACCATGACTCGGCAACAAGCTTTTAGCTTGGCGCAAGTCTTGGGGGCAAAGCCACAAAATTGGGTGACGAAACAGACGGATTATTTAGTGGTGGGGTTAATTGAGACGGTTTTAGGTGAGGAGCCGATCACAAAAAAGTTATTGACGGGAACACCAACGATTTCAGAACGGGATTTTTTGGACTGGTGTCAGGCACGATTGGCGCAATGGTCTAGGAGTTTAGGCGGTTAAATTCACAAAGTGGCTTTCCTAAGTTTTCGGGCGATTTTCACCTAGACCAATCCTCCTCCACCGCTTTTCACAAACGAAAAATAACGGAATGTTGTTTTATTATTAGTAGCGGAGAAAACTCGTTACTTTAGTGACGAGATGAATCCGTAACTCTTTTTTGTATTTTGGTATAATTAGAATTAAAGGTGGTGAATTAGATGGTTCTAAAAGGTATTAAGTTAAGAATCTATCCCAATCAAGAACAGCAAACACAAATTAAAATGAATTTTGGATATAACCGTTTTGTTTGGAATAAGATGTTAAATATGATGATCAAGCGATATGAGAATAATCCAGAGGCACCATTCCTAAATGCTTTTGCATTAAACAATCTACTGCCTAGTTTGAAAATTGAATACCCTTGGCTCAAAAAAGCTGAAAGTACCAGTCTTCAAGCAACCAACCACGATCTAGTTGAATCCTATAAAAAGTTCTTTAAAGAGCATAGCGGTTTCCCCAAGTTCAAGTCCCGTAAATTTCCGAAGCAAAGCTATACTTCAAAAATGGGTATTCGACTAATAAACGAACATCAAATAAAGTTGCCAAAACTAGGATTAATGAGATTCAAATGTGGTCAAATCAAATTCGGAAAAATTAAAAACGTTACAATTCGTCTTTCTTCCGCTGGCAAGTTCTATGCAATCTTGTTGGTAGATACTGACATTGCTGAATTAGTCAAAACAAACCATTTCGTAGGTATTGATATGGGTGTTGCAGACTTGATGATTACCAGTGATGGAGTTAAATATCCAACTATTCGCTTTGATAAAGCACTATCTCGAAAGAAACATTACTGGGAAAAGCGTTTAGCACGTAGAAGATTACAAGCCATGAAAGAAATTGCTTGGGATCATCACAACAAAGTAGCTGAACCACGAGAATTGTCTGATTTCAGTAACTACCTAAAAGCTAAACATATGGTTGCCAAATACAGTGAAAAGATTACTAATCAGCGCAATAATTATCTGCATAATTTAACCAAACAATTGGTAGAACAATACGATGTGATTAAAATTGAAGATTTGAAAACCAAGAATCTTCTACGTAATCACAAACTTGCTCGTGCAATTGCTAATCAGTCATGGCGAGAACTACGTTCTCAGCTTGAATACAAATGTGAGTGGTATGGAAAACAGTTAGTCACTGTAAATCCACGAAAAACCTCTCAAATATGCTCTGATTGCGGCTATGATGACGGTAAGCATACATTGGATATTCGCCAATGGACTTGTCCTAAGTGCGGTGTTCAACACGACCGTGATATTAATGCTGCAAAGAATATATTAAGTGCTTAACTAGACTATCTAGGCTCGGAACGAGCCGTGGTAAATAGCTGTAACCTCTGCACGTAGTGCTAGACACTAATGTGTAAGTCAGCAGTGTTCCCAGAAGATCGGTCATTCATGGCCGAGTAGTTCACTAGGTTTGCTTGTTCTCTACTACTGTTAGTAACTTAATGGAAACGTTATTCTTTCTATTCTTATTGACATTATATTAAATAGATGTTAGTCTACATTAAGAGATTTCTTTAAAGTTGGTTTTTATTCTTCCTTCTTTGAAGATTGGACGCTCCTTCAAGCAGGGCGTCCTTTTTTGTTACAAATATTTCATTGATATTGTTTTTTTACTACATATAGGTTATAATTGTTTTTGCATAGATGAATCCTTGATTTCTTCCCTTCCGCTGACCTGTTGAAGGGTTTTTTTATGCCCTTTTCCGTAATTATGACTTTTTTGTGAATTTGTTAAAGTTTTCTTTTGGCATAATAGACATCGTATGGTATAATCTTCTTTAGCAGAAATGATTGTAATAATTTACATAATGTTTTTGCTAAAAAGAAATTACAGGAGGTTTTCATCTATGCGTTCATCATTCGCAAAGTCTATTTATGTAGGCGCTGCAGTGTTAGGTTTAGCTGGTCTTTCAGCTGTTACTACCACTACTGCAAGTGCTAAGAGCTACGCAACTGCAGGCTCATACACTGCCCTTACTAAGGGTCAAAATGTTTTGGTAAACGGTACTCATGCTATTTACTCAAAGCCAGGTACTGTTAAGGGTGCTAAGGTTGTTGCTTCTAAGAAGACAGTTGCTAAGTTAGCTGCTTCAAAGAAGTCCAACGACACTTTCTACGCATACGGTACTAAGACTACTAACCGTGGTTCCGTATACTACAAGATTGTTACCATGGACAAGAAGTACCGTGGTTACATCTACGGTGGTAAGACTGCCGGCGCTTTTGCTGGCGGTATCAAGACCACTGATACTTTGACTACTGTTGCTAATCCAGTACGTACTACTGGTTATTACTTGAAGGATATTTCAAAGCATACTCTTTGGACTGCTCCTAAGAATACTGATATCCATGCCAAGAAGGTTAGCCTTTACGGTGTTGCCAAGACTGATCCATTCACAGTTGATAAGGCCGCAACTAAGACTAAAGAAGGTTCTTTATACTATCACGTAACTGATAGCAAGAATTCTTCAATCTCTGGTTGGATCTACGCTGGCAAGGGATACGATACCAATAAGCAAGACTTAGGTGGTTTGACGTTGTCCTTTAGTGACGTTGCCCTAACCAATGATAACAGTGTCACTGTTGTTTATAACGGTACTGGTAGTAAAGCTGTATTCGTTTCTACTGACAAGGACGCTAAAGCAGGTAAACTTGTAGCTAAGTATGCTAAGAATGCTGCAGGTCAAACTTTGAGCGAGTTTGTAAAGAGCAGTGCTCCTGCCGGTTATCGCGTAGTCGGTGCTTACACTAATGGTGCACAATACGGTAATAATGTTTATGTTAATGTTACAGAAGCCGCTACATCTAAGGTTCAATTGCGAGTAGACAGTGTAGAAAATAACAAGGTCGCAATTGCTCATCCTTTAGTTGCAGGAGACAAGTTAACTGCTAAAGATATTTCTTCAATTAATATGAATGCGGCGCTTCTATCCGGTGACAAGGGAACAGCATATACTCAGCATGAACTGAATGTAATTGCAATTTCTCTTAATGGTCAAAAAGCAAAGACCATCGAGGGTACAGTTCCATACTATGCTTCTAATGGTACTGTATATCACTACGAATTTTCACTAAATTGGCGTGCGTTTGCTTCTGACAACCGTATGGCTCAATATGGTGATACGTTAGTTGCAAGTTACAAGGCAAACTTAGTAAAGGGAGCTCCAAAGACTTCAACATATAATACTGATTGGATCGCTTAATTGTGGTTGGTAAAAAGGGTAAACCCAAATGGGTTTACCCTTTTTTTACACGCAAGTTTAAAAGTGTTTTCCCTGCATATTAACCGGATCAGAAAGTGTTGGTTTAACCTTTTTGCGTGGCATCTTTTCCTTGTGACGCTTATACAGCAAGTAGAAGCATGTACCGGCAATGATCAATAGGGCTGGCCATGACGTAACAATCTTCCAGACGTCTATTAGCAGCATGATGCCTATGATCCACCATATCCACTGTGTGAAGAATTTGTAGCCTGCCCATATAACTATAACTATGAGTGTTAGTAGTAAAAGCATTGCGAGCGCCCCCCCTAATGGCTTTGTTTATCTTCTAAAAAGTCCCACAGCATTATTCTCCTAGAACGGGTCCAGCTTTTACCGACTTCCGTATCTGGTCTTATATAGTTATAATACCGCTGATCCTGAGGACTGGCGGTATTATTTTTTAATTAATCAACTGATTACACAGGACTCGGACCCATGACCAACCACCCGGCTAATCAAACGTATGTTCTTTTTGAGTGTTAAGAGAATCCCCGTGTAGGGGACTTATAAAACTACAACTCCTTTTATCTTGAAGCTTTTGTCATAGCTAACATCTATCGGATCATATTTGTCGTTTAAACTAACTAGTTGGCAACCGTATTCAGTTTGATGGTATTTCTTTACATAAGCCTTACCATCTACGTAAGCAATAACTATCTGTCCGTTAAATGCTTCTTCTGCATATTTAACAAAAATTATTTGCTGATCAGTAAATAACGGTTCCATTGAATCACCGTTAACTTGTAAAGCATAATCATAATCAGGAATTATACCTGTGTAATCAACTTCGGTTGTATCATCTTGCAGTTCCTCACCAGTACCAGCAGATACAGCTCCTAGAAGCCTAATTTGAGTCCTAGGTATATGAACAACATTGTTTTTTTGCTCTTTTAGCTGCTTATCAGCATAATCATAAACGTTTTGTTGCCTATCTACTGTTAGTTCAGACACTATGTTACTTATTTTTTCAGGTAAAATACCGTTAGAAAGTCCCATTAATTCAGCAAGGGAAACATGCAAAGCGTTTGCAACACGTGCAACTACTTCGATTGGCAGTTTTTCTATATCACCGTTTTCATATCTGAATATCGTAGACCTAGAAACATCAATAGCTTCTGCAAGCACGTCGGCACTTATGCCTTTTTGTTTGCGAATATTTTTCATTCTTTCGCCAACATTCATTTACAATCCCCTCCTTAATATGATGGTTTTAGTATACCATGTTGTTGCAAAAACGCAACAACAAAAAGTCGCGTTTTTGCGATTTCCCTATTGCTTTTTGCAAAGATAAGCATTATAATTTATTCATTTAGTCGCAACAATGCGACTAGAAAGGAGAGACTACCTATATGTTAGATATTAAAATTGATCGTCTAAAAGGACTGATGGTTGAACGGCATGTAACTCACGAATCATTGTCAATGGCTTTAGGAATTAACCGGAGCACTTTATCTAGAAAATTAAAAGATGGTGGAAACAAGTTCACAATTAACGAAATCAAAAAAATGCAAAGTTTTATTCCTCTTACAAATGAAGAGGTAGTTGACATTTTTTTAACAGAAAAAGTCGCATTAACGCGACCTAAGCAATCAGCATAGAAAGGAATGATCCATATGAACGACTTAGTAATCATGAAAGACAAACAAGCTGTTACTAGTAGCTTACAGGTAGCAGAAACATTTGGTAAGCAGCATAAGGATGTTTTAGAAGCGATCAATACAAAAATTAGTACAGCGGAAAATTCCGCTCTACTAGAAAACATGTTTGTAGAAGGGCAATATACAGCTTCAAACGGCAAGTCGAATCCAATGTACTACATGAACCGTGATGGATTTGCGTTTATCGTAATGGGCTTTACGGGACACAAAGCTGACAATTTCAAACTTCAATACATTAAGGCGTTCAACGAGATGGAACAGCAAGTTAAATTCCAAGTGCCATCTACGTTGCCAGAAGCATTACGTTTAGCTGCTGATCAAGCGGAAAAAATTTCAGTGCTGCAGCCTAAAGCAGACTACACCGATAAGATGTTAGCTAATCCAGGGTTGGAAACAACATCGGTAATTGCTAAGAACTACGGCTACTCAACGCGTGAGTTTAATAAGCTACTGCATGGATTAGGTATTCAATACAAGCAAGGTAAAACGTGGCTGCTGTATGCCAAGTATCAGGATCAAGGCTACACACACGTTGAGCCTTACGGATACACCAACAGTGAGGGAATCGACAAGGTTCGCAACACAATGAAGTGGACACAAAAAGGACAACGTTTCCTGTATGACTTTCTCGAATCAAAGGGGATCATGCCTAAAGTTGAGCAGACGGCATAAGGAGGTGAGCTGATGGAAAAAGAAAAAGAGCAGTGTCCCCAAATAGAAATTGCTGGGAAACGCTACTCAAATATCACCGTCATTAACAAGGACCGCGAGCCTGTGGCAGTCATCGCAGCGGATGAACTAATTACCAAAAAAGGCTACAAAATCCTGTTTGATGTTGGTGAGGGTAACTAGCCAAGATTATTGTTCTTGGTCTTGTCAGGCTTAGAGACAGGCGTTTCAACACCGTTTATCATTTTGACTTCATATCCAACGTAATCTCCACTCTTAATTTTTTTGTTGAATTGAGCGCGAGTAAAATCTTCGCCGGTGAAGTTATCGTGAAACCTGGTATTTCGACCAGTCTTGTCTTCCTGAGTTACCTTGACACGTTTCGGCATAGCATTCACCTCCTTTGTGATAATTATGTCACTTAAAAGGCGGATAGAATTATTTTTTAAGCAAATTGAAGCTGAGCAGACAGCATAAGGAGGTGAGCTGATGAAGCTACTACGTCATCACATTACGTTGTACTTCAATGAAAAAAACGAGGCAGTTTTTGAATCTTGGATTCAATTGAGCCTGTTCGGCAGAAACTTTTACTTTTCTGACGACAAGATTCTACTGAATCCAGAATCTGCAAACGACCTCGTCGTGTTAGAAAGATTAGTTAGAAATGCTAATTAACCTTTTTCCACTTGTTGTGAGTTCCCTGACTAGTTGGTCGAACCACGCGGGGAAAAACGAATTTGAGGAAGCCAATTAAGCTATACAACTGAAAGGAATGATACACATGAATGACAGCTTAAACGAAAGTGTCATTAAAATCTTGTCGTCAAAAGAAAGAAGCCTTATGACTGCTGGTGTTTTACCTAAGCATGTAACCATCGCGATTGGCACGCTAGAAATTGATTTAACGATTGATAGGGTTGGAGAGAGTGTAAATGCTGATTTTGACAATAAAAAAAGGCTCAAGACATTGTCCAAGTCTAATAGCCTTGAAGATTTTCTAAGCGCCTCAAAATTGATTAAAGAGCTTTTTAACGATAAACAATAATTCAGTGGGACTAGCAGAATAGGCAAAAGCAAATTTGGGATATTTTGAATTTAAAGAATCAACAGTTTCTTTTAAATCATGATAAGAAATGTCTGATTCTTTTAAGGAATATTGTATCGCTTTTCCCTCAGAAAGCTTAGACATTTCCATCAAGGCTTGATTGATCAAATCTTTATTGACAGCCATAAGTTACCACCCCAATCTATTTAATCTAATTATACAACTGAAAGGAATGATCCCCACGAAAGAACTAATCAAAGTAAACGTTAACACCAAAAAACACCTGCTGACTATTGTCCATCAGGAAATGAGAACTTTTGTTTTTGCAGATAATGTGTTGCTGAATGGTGTGTTTTATGTTGACTTTGAAATTAAGCCCCATGATCCTGATGATTACTCTTCTGAATCCAAATGTGTTTTGACAGTTGATAAGAACAAGTTTGCTCAGAATCATAAGGGCGCTAGGATTCTGTACGAAGATGGAAAGTTATTTAATTGAGCAGACAGCATAAGGAGGAAACAACATGAAGAAACTGATCAACGTCTTATGGGCAATTGAAAAAGACCTCAGTGTTATCGCAAGTAACACTGAAGCCCAAAATAAAAAGATACTAGTTAAAGCAAATGGTGAGGCTATTTCTCAGCGTCGTTCTTGAATTTCTCAAGATCACCGTAGAATGTTTTGACCATTGACATGACTTCATCGTGATCTGCTGCTTGCATTGAAACTCTATCGTTTCCGATAGCAGTCAAAGCATTAAAGTTCAATTCGTGTCCTGTTAACTCAATGGCTTTGTCCAACAAATACTTGTCCATTTATATCACCTCGATTAATTGGAATAACCCAAGTATACAACTGAAAGGAATGGTTATATGTACGAAGCTTATCTGCTAGTTGGCTTTCTAACCTTCTGGCTAACAGTAATTGTATTGATTGCCTCAGCCGGTTATCAGCTACGCAAATCAGTGGTGCGTGCCGGCGGATGGGCACCATTTTGGAAAAACTTTTTTGGAATGGAGGATCAACATGAAGGTTAGTGTTGGTGACAAGGTCAGTTACGAAGATACGTATGCCGCAGGTATCAAGATGGTGCCTGCTGGTGTTGGCAAAGTAGTAGAACTCAAGCCAGACGTTTACGGAAAGTCGAATAAGAAAATTGCTGTCATTAAGCAGCGTGGTCATGAGCCATTTGAAATGTTCACTAACGGATTGGAGGTCGTTGATCGATGAAATTGTGGCGCAAAAAAAGAGTCCTGACCTGGCTGTCAGAACTCACCGAAAGATTACATGTATCAAGCATTTTCAGTATGAATTATACACTGAAAAAGGGGCGTTGGCAATGGCTTTAGGTGGAACTACCGCAGAATATGACCGAAAATTTGCTACGCCTGTAGTCACGCACATTAACCAGACTGACGAGGAAAAGGTAGCACTTGAATACAACGCTCACGTTGAGGCGCTGGAAACATTGGCAACGGATTTACGGAATTGTCTGGAACACGCCACTGACGAAAAGTATAAGCGGTATTTGGCGGTTAAGATTGACTGCACTAATCAGCGACTAGAACAGTTACGAACGGAGGAATAAGCATGAATCTATACGAACTTGAGGGCAATTTATTGCATGTCGTTGAACTGGCAAATAGTTCCAAACCAGAAGATCAGCAGCTGTTTGCTGACACAATTGAAAGTTTACAAGACAGCATCGCTGACAAAGCAATTGGCTACGGAAAAGTTATTAATCAGCTGGTAGCTGATAAAAAGCAACTTGCAGATAAAATTAAACACGATCAAGAACGAATGCGTGCGTTGTCCAACAATATTAGTCGGCTGAAATTGGCATTACAACACGGAATGGAAACAGCAGGCAAGGACAAAATCAAAGATATTGATCTGTCTATTTGGATTCAAAATAACCCTGTTAGCGTTGCGGTGACGGACGATAAACTTATTCCTGGTGAATTTACTGAGGTAGAAAAGAAACTTAATAAAACGGCCATTAAACAGGCACTCAATGATGGTGAAGAGGTTCCTGGCGCCAAGCTAGTACAGACAAGGTCAATTCGAATTAAGTAGGAGGAAGTCATGGAAAAAAGTGAATCAATTAAAAACTTGGCCACCAGTATGGCACAATTCCGTAAGAATTTACTCAAAGCACAACCAAGCAAAGATGGAAAAAGTCATTATGGGAACTATGTAACTTTGGAAGACCTAACCGCTGCAGTAGATGGAGCGTTGCCAGAGTCGTTAGGTTATACGCAGGAAGCGACCAGCGATCCTAATGGTGTTTCTATTACGACTATGCTGTTTGATGCTAGTGGCGAGTACATTATTTACAATCCGCTTAGCATGCCAGTACAGCGTAAAGACGCGCAGGCATTCGGCTCTGCTGAAACTTATGCACGACGATATAGCTTATCAGCAGCGTTCGGCGTATCCGCGTCTAAAGATGACGATGGACAACAAGCAACTAAAGCGGCTCCTAGCAACCGTACGGCACAACAACCAGCTCATAGAAATAACGGGACACAACAAAACAATCGTCAACCCCTGCCTGTAACTAAACAGCAGGCCACAACACTTAATGGATTGTTTGAGGCAATGAGTAAGGCAGCAAGCGCCCCAATTGAAGCTGTTAGAAACGGTTATCTGGAAAAATTCAACGTTAGCCAGGTCAACGATTTGACGCATGATGGTGCTAACCAACTGATCAGCCTAGTGACTGCTCAATTAAAAAAACAAAGTGAGAAGAGGAATTCTAATGATTAATCGAGTAGTTTTGACCGGACGACTAACCCGTGATGTGGATTTACGGTATACACAAGGCGGTGCTGCTGTAGCTACTTTCAATCTGGCCGTTGATCGGCGGTTCACCAACCAACAAGGTGAGCGCGAAGCTGATTTTGTTAGTTGTGTTATTTGGCGTAAGCCGGCAGAAAACTTTGCTAACTTCTTCCACAAAGGATCCCTGGTAGGCATTGAAGGACGTATTCAAACACGTAACTATGAAAATCAGCAAGGCCAGCGCGTATACGTCACGGAAGTTATTGTTGAAAACTTCTCGTTCTTGGAATCAAAAAACTCTACTGGTAACGGTAGCTATCAAAACAACCGGTCACAAAACAATACAAGCGATCCGTTTGCTAATAACGGCGATCCTATCGACATTACCGATGATGATCTTCCGTTCTGATTTGAGGTGATTAAATGCAGCGGTCACGATCAAAATATTTTGAACGTAATGGCAAGTCATACTTGTTAGTTGAGCTTGACCAAAATCCAAATTTAGACCATATCGAGACCGTTAGCGGTTCACGTGACCAACTTTACCTAGATTGGGAACTAGCCGATACACGCAAAGCTAGGCCACAACAACGGCGTCTATTCTTTGCTTTGTTAAATGATATTGCCGATTACTTCGTGGTGCCACAAGACTTCCTGAAAGCAATGTTTTATGGCCAATATCGTGAGTATACCAACGGTAATGAGATTAGCCTGTCAGACACGACAGAATCGTCCGTGAGCGATGCTAACGTGTTACTCGACCTAGTTATCGACTTCATGTTTACGTGGCGTGTACCGTTCAAACAAGGCTATGAATTGCTACCGAGAGATCAAGAGTATTACCAATATCAGTGTTGCCGGCATCGTCGGTGCATGGTGTGTGGCCGTGAACATTCGGATATTAACCACGTTGATACGGTTGGATCTGGCCGCGATCGGAATCATCTTGACCATACGCAATTACGAGTTAACTGTTTGTGTCGTGAGCACCATACAGAATGGCACAAAATTGGGCCGACAGCGTTTGGCGAGAAGTATCACATTCCAGTTACTGGGATCAGGTTGGACGAAGAAACGTTGAGAAAAATTGGAGTTAGAGGAAATTACCGAGGTGAAACAAATGGGAAATCTATTAATTAGTGAGCCACCGTTACAGGTTTTACCGTCGTTAGCAATCGCATTAAATAGTGTGGACAAAGCAATCATTCTTCAGCAAATACATTATTGGATTACTCGTTCTAGCAATGTGAAAGATAATTATAAATGGGTATATAACAGTGTTTCGGAGTGGCATAAGCAATTTCCGTGGCTATCTGAAAAAACGGTTCAACGATATTTGAAGGATTTGGAGAATCACGGATTGCTAATCACTGGGAATTATAATAAGGCCAAATTTGATCGTACAAAATGGTATCGAATTAATTATGAAGCATTAGACAGTTTGGGAGCAACGTGGGGACGCACAGTTCCTACCAATGGAACTGACAATCCTAATTCAAAGGGACTCGGAGTCATAACCAATACCAATAGACTACCAGAGAATACTACAGAGACTACAAAAGAGAATAGTGCAGCTGTCGCTGCACCTTCCTCAATTGAGTCTGAATTTGAGGAAATCTGGTCAGCTTATCCCAGCAAAAAGGGAAAAAAGCAAGCGTTTAACCATTACAAAGCTTGGCGTAAAAAGTCAGCAAAGCATTCCAACGATTATCTTTTCAGTCAGTTAAAACTGTACAAGCAATATATTGCTCAAAATAAAGATTGGTATCGCCCTATGGATGGATCAACATGGTTCAATGGCCGATTTGATGATGATTATCAAGTATCGACTGAACCAAAACATGAGGGCCGCGAGTATTGGACGGGAGGTTAACATGGAGCACGTTACTTTTGACCAGGGATATATTCAGCGGCTAGCCAATGCCCACCATGTTGACCTGAACCACTTGCCGACTAAAGAAGAATTAGATCGTAAGACGGCCGAACAAGCAGCTCAACAATTGAAACGGGACAAAATGGCCCGGTACTATAGCTACTCGGTCTGGTCCGGAAACATACCGCTCAAATTCTCGTTTGGCAACTGGGATATTGCTAAACAGGACAATCCACACTTAGCTAAATCATTAGGCAAAAAAGCATTCGTGTTGGCTAAGCAATTAGAAAACCAAAACTTCAATGTGGCTATGATGGGTGATCGTGGCGTTGGTAAAACGTCTTTAGCACTAGCTATGTTGGACCACCTGATGAGCCATGGACGTAGTGGCATGTTTGTATCAACTGCTGAGATGCTAAGAATGGTCAATGACAAATATGAGGACACTTCAATCCGTTCCAAACTACTCAACATAACGCGTTCAATGATTGAGGTTGATGTATTGGTACTAGATGATTTTGGCACAGAAGGCGGTATGACTGGCAACATCAAACCGGTTCATAAGGATTTGCAAGACATGATGTATCGGGTGTCTAACGCTAGAGTTGATTTTAACCACAACACTGCTAAGGGTATCACCATCATTACAACCAACAACACCAAAGGACAGCTAAAACAGATGTATGAAGGCAAATTTATTGATCGCGTATATCCAGATAACCCGGAACAGCAACTTATTTTTGACGGCATGAAAGGGGTGCGTAACGTATGAGTGAATGTCCATTGTGTCATGGCACTGGCGTTTTTCACCACTGCACGGCAAGCACCGTCACAGCTAGCCCATGTCCCAATTGCAATGAAGTTTTGAAAGAACGGCGTAAACTTGAATTTGAAGAACTAAGGAACGAAACAAAACGACTATTGAGAAAGGGGTAGAGATTATGTCATCAAACAAGAAAATGGCGGCCGCAATCAGGTCGGCTTATGCCAATTATGGCGACGATCCAGATAATTGGCCGGAAGATGTCAAAAAAGAGATCCGCGGTCAAACTGAGGAAGAACACACGGCAGAAAACAAGATCCTACGCCACCTGATTTTACACGGATACACCAACAAATATATTGCACAAGAACGGTCCAAGAAACCGCAATATATACAGCAATTACGTGGCAGAATGAAGAGACGTGACGAATTGGATTTCCAAGCCACGCCAGATGAATTAACACAGCTAAAATATAACGTCAAACACATGAATCGGCCTAACAACCAAGGAGTTGCTAGTGTTATGGGCCGCGATAAGGCTTGGGTGCGTTGTATGCGAGAGAAGCTACGGGAGGCAGAACAGTGAAATTCATTGATCTATTTGCTGGGATTGGCGGCTTTCACCTAGGAATGGATCAGGCAGGTAATAGTGTCACTGTTCCAGTAGTTAGGCTAATAGCTGAAAATATGGAGGTATTTAATTAAATGGATTATGTAAAATCAATTGAAGCATGGGCTAAGAATCGTGGCCTTGACAAAACAAGTAGTGACAAGCAATTAATCAAGCTAGTTGAAGAAGTCGGCGAGCTTGCTGAAGCACATAACAAGGAATGGCGAGATAAGCAGATTGATAGCTTAGGCGACATCTTCGTGGTATTGACCATCTACGCATTACAAAATGGGCTTAGGATTGATGATTGTGTCAAAGAAGCATACAACACGATTAAAGATCGCGATGGCAAAATTATTGATGGCGTGTTTGTTAAGAAAAGCGACTTGGAGGAACGAAAAGATGATTGATTTACGGAAAGGAAATTGCTGAGAGAATGGAGCTAACATGAGGGGACGGCAACGATGATTAAGTTTAAGGATTCAGATTGTTATCCAATAATGTTTGACCTGTCTGGACTGATTGCAATGTCTGACACGTTAACATTCCCGATGGTTTGGCGGGATAGATATTACTTGAAGAAAGTTATTGAAATTGATGACAAAGCTATATTTATACTTGGTAGAGACTTGAAATTGGAGGAAGACAATGAGACACGGCGATAGGGTGCATTACCACCGACACCGCCGCATTAAGCAATCAGCCACATGGCTATGCTGGATCGTTCGTGGCGATAGCCGATCGGCAATGATTAAAGTTAAATATAGTCGCAGGCATATCGAGGTGGCACCAAGTGATGTTGAGATTGGGAGGACAAATGATGGTACCAAAATTTAGAGCATACATTAAAAATACTGATGATCTTGATTACAACGATGTTCCTCACAAGGGACACTTTGTTTATGGCAATCTTATCAAGGGAAATCCTAATGATGATGTTGACGCAATTGTTGGGGATTTGATCGAAATAAATGACGAATATGTGAATGTTGAATGGTGGTGCTCTGTTGAAAAAGGTTCAGCCGAACAGGCTACCGGCCTAAAAGATGCCAATGGCAATATGATTTATGAAAATGATATTATCAAATATTTTGGGGGAAATGAACGCGTAAAAATTAAAACCACTTACGGAATTGTTTTTTATGACTCAGAGCATGGATGTTTTAATTCTCGCATTCAAAACGAAGAACATAACAAAGGTGGAATTAGTCCATTAGACGATTTGATTGTTGGAAACGTACACACGAACCCAGAACTATTGGAGGCACAATATGAAGATTAAAACGTTTTGGACTGAATATTTTGATGATGACGAATTTGATTCTTCTGTTAACAACTTCATTAAAGACAAAAGAGTTATACAGATTTCAACTGGAGATTCATTGCCCGCTAATGACCAATATGTTCATACGCTAACAGTATTTTATGAGGAGACACAGCATGACACACGAACAGATTGAGTATCGTAATTACGTGATGCAAGGCATGGCAAGCTATGGCGGCGATGTGGCACAGGCGTTAGTGTGGTGCGGCAATCACTTTACAAAACTGAGCAGCAGCCAACGCAACGCGATTAACAAGCTGTCAGTGAAGGAACGCAACCAGGTTATCCATGAGCTGACAATGGTATTTATGTAGGAGGGCGTATGGATAAAACACGAGACGAAATGAACGGCAACCAACGCATGCTTCTGGGCTATCTGGAATCATTGTTGCCAGAAGACGATGTATTGATGGGGCTAGCCGAGTTTCAATCCAGATTAAGCGAGCACAGCGTGCCTAAGGAAGTTTACATTGCTTTGGGTATGCTGAGCAATGCGGAGATTACTAACGTGCTACACGAGCTTACACGGCCATTTTAGGAGGAATGATGGGTGAAACGATCGACGATTAGAACGGTAGAGGATATTCTACGTGATTATCCTAAGATTGATAAGTACATTGAACAGCGCGAACAGGAATTACGTTATCCGGTAACGCCGGTTGATGAGAACGTTGGCGGCGGTCGAGCACAAAACGGATTTGACGATAGCACAGACCGGTTAATTATCACGCTAGATGAGGACAAGCGGATTAACGCACTCAAAAAGCAGCGTCAGGTTATCGATGACTGCTTAGATGAAGTGGGGCCCGATACGCAAGCAATTATTAATGAACAATATTTTCGAAAATATCCGCGCTATACCTTAACAGGAATGGTCGAAAATAATATGTTGAGCGTTGGTAAGTCACGAGCATATAAGCTGAAAAACTTGTTTATAAAGAAGTGTGCTAAAGGATTAGGATTATACGATTTATGAAAAGTGGAAAAAACCGAGAAAATTGACCCCTAATTCGGGTGTAAATTGGTACCATAAGCGATTGATGAAATGGACGTGCATAGCTCAACGGCAGAGCAAAGAAGATACGGGTTCGACTCCCGTTGCACGTATTGGGCAAATAACTAAAAGGAGATGGACTCTCCCGTTCATTGACTGAGTGCCCAAGTGTGATTGTAACTGGCGTTGGCCTGCCAGAAGAGGGCGGTTTGACTTCCGTGTGTGGTTCGATTCCACACCAACCACATTTAACAAGCGTTATTTGATACTTATGTGAAGATAACGCTTACAATGGAACTGTATTAGGGAATACCCCCAAAAACATTTCCTAATACAGCTCCATTTGCATTAGCCAGCATTGCATCGCTGGCAATCATATACACGGTCGTCTCTAACGAGGCGGCCTTTTAGCTTGGAGGAATGGTAATGAGAAACTATCAACGGGACAACTTAATATTCGGCCTGCTGATGGTGCTACTCATTATCGTGTTGGGAGTGTGGCTACATGCGACACACTGAATATGGCTACGTTAGCCCAATAGAAAATCACTGCTATCGTGACTTGGAGCGCTGGTTGGCTGATAAGAAGAAACGTGAGCGTCGTGCTAAGAAGCATGGCGCTTTTAATTTGGAAAAGAAACGGAGGCGTGGTGGTATGTAATGACACGTAAATTAACGGCAAAACAGCGCAAGTTTGCTAACGAATTCATCAAAACTAACAACGCATATAAATCAGCTATAAAAGCAGGCTACGCAAAGGGTACAGCTCGCAACGCAACTAAACAATTACTGGAAAATACTGGAATTCATGAATATATCATTAAAAAGACTGAAAATGTTGAAAAACACGAATCTGATGAAGCTGACGAAGTGCTTAGAAATATTTACCGTATCAGTGCCGGCAAGGAAATTGAACGTCATTATGTGCAGATTGATAATCTGGCTAAAGAAGCAGCAGGCAATGATGACTCGCTTGGTGCTCGCATTGGATACATGGTAGATAACACAACATTGACACCAGCCTCGACTAAAGAGCAGGTAGCTGCAGCTGAACTGTGGTTCAAACTAAATGGTAAGCTCAAAAATGACAGCAAAGAGGTCGAAGAACAAAAGATTCGCAAGCTAGAAGCTGAAGCTGATGTGGCAGAACAAAAGGCTCGTGATGCTAGAAGCGGTGGCCAAGATGTTGGTAAGCAGTTTGACAAGATGTTCGAGCGGTTGAAGGAGGACAGCGACAAATGACAACTTATGCTGATTTGAAGTATACAAAGAAGCAAGTCGAAGTCTTCAAGCAGTTTGACCGTGACGACTGGTCACTAATGATAAATAGTGGGGCCGTTGGTTCTGGCAAGACAGTCATTGACAATGATATGTTTTTGCGTGAGCTATTACGTATTGGCAAGTTAGCCCAATCAATGGACAAAAAAGCACAATACATCCTAGCCGGATTTTCTAGTAAGACGATTGCTAACAACGTGCTACAAGAAATCATGCAGGCTTACCCTATGCTTAATATTAAGTTTGATGTGCATGGCGCTTTTGAATTGTTTGGCGTGCGTGTTGTACAAGCCTATACGGGTTCAATTGCCGGTATGGCATCTATTCGTGGTATGAATGCCTGGGGAGCTTATATCAATGAAATGTCACTAGCTAATGAACAGGCATTCACGGAAATCCGTAATCGTGTACGTGGATTTGAAGGTGCTAGAATCATTGGTGATACCAATCCAGATACGCCAACCCATTGGCTGAAACGAAAATACATTGATCAGGCTAAGGACAAGTCAAAAGGTATCATCTACAATCACTTCACGATGGACGATAATACATTTTTGCCTAAGAAATACGTGCATGATATGAAGGCTCAAATGAGTGGCATGTTCTATGATCGCAGCATCTTAGGATTGTGGGTTGCTGGTGAAGGATTGGTTTATGGCGACTTCGATAAGTCCAAGAATGTTATCAGCCGCTCGGAATTTGATAAACGTACCGCGGATCAAACACTTAACTACTATTGTGGCGTCGATTGGGGCTACGAGCACGATACGTCGCTTGTGGTGCTTGCTGACGACAATCAGGGTAATACGTACTTGGTTGAGGAACATACCGGCAATTTACAACAGATTGACCATTGGGTTAGTGTCGCTAAGCAGATACAACAAGACTATGGGTACAATATTCCATTTTATTGTGACACGGCCCGGGTTGAACATATTGATGAGTTTCAAGCTAATCATATTAACGCATTGTATGCCTATAAGGCAGTACTAAAAGGTATTGAAACGGTTGCCGGTAAAATTAAGCAACGTCAGTTTATGGCTGTTCAAGAGGGCATGCAACAATTCTTAGACGAGGTTTATCAATATGTCTGGAACGATAAAACGGGTGAGCCGGTTAAAGAGCATGACCATGCCATGGATGCTGTACGATATGCGATTGCAACAAAGTTGTGGAATAAAAATAACGAACAACCGGATAACAGTTATAACGATCAAACAAAGCTATTAGCTGATAATGGGTTGATCGATTATCCTGATGATTTTTGGTGATTTATTAATATTCAAAATAGACACTCAAAATGGACAGCTGATTAAACAAATAAAAAGCAGGTTTTAAGCTTACGGACTTTGAATTTATAGGATATTCGGTCTTTTAAATTGTAATGTCCATATAGAGTACACCTAGATTAGACATTTAAGCATAGGTTTTGAGGTGAAATTGATGGCAAAGCTCATGACAATGAAAGAGTGGAAAAAACAAGCAACTACCAAGGACACAGCACCGCTTGACATGAATGTGTTTGAACCAATGCTGAATGGCAAGCCACTAGAATTCACCGATAGAGGCATTACTTATTCAGTACCAATTGGTTTAGATGTTAAATATATTATTGAAGCGATGGCAGAATTGATTAACGAAAATATTAATGAAGAAGATAAAACGGTCAGCGACTCTAATAGGTTGCTGGCCGTTAAGTTTGCACACAATTATTGCCAACAATATGAAAGTGAGGTGAGTGGAGTTGGCAGAGACAAACGACAAGACAGCTCACAGCCTGTCAATTAATCCTGAGCCTAACTCAATTAGCCTGTTAAATGGCAAACGTTATGGTGGGCGCTATGCATTCGACACTAATCAAAGATACAGCATTCCACAAGCAAGATGGGACGCTATTAAAGATACCCCAGCGGCGTTTGAAGATTTAGTGCAGTGGTACGTTAACGATCACTACACAAATCAGTTGCCACGAATTCTTGAATTGGAACGTTATTACCAAGCAGACAATAACATTCATTACTGGTTGTCTAACAAGAAGAGCCATCGAGCAGATAACCGTATCTCTAGCGCATTGGCGCGTTATATTACTAACATTCAAGTAGGATATGAGTTTGGCACGCCACTGACGTTTGGTTATCAAAACAAAGATGATGACACCGACACTGGTGAAGGGCCAATGCAAGCACTAGATGATTTTAATCAAACCAATGACGAGCCATATCACGAAAAGATTATGGGCAAGAACTTAGCGAATACTGGTCGTGCGTATGAGCTGCTATATGTAGCAGACGGGTCAAAAGATCCACGAGTTACGGCAATCGATCCTAATAGTACGTTCGTAGTCTGGTCCACCGATGTAGAACCCGTAGAACTATTTGCTGTGCGTTATTACGTCGTTAAGGTGGCAGATGAAACAAACTATCAAGTTGAAGTCTATACGGATAAGAACGTTTATCACTTTACAGCGGGTGACGAACCCGATAGTGATTGGAATCTGACAGACACCGAAGAACACTTTTTCCAACAAGTACCGTTAACTGAATATAGCTTAAATGAAGAACGCATGGGCGCTTGGGAGACTAAACTTGATGAAATTGACGCCTATGACCAAGCGTTGTCTGAAATGGCTAACAGCCAAGAAGACTTTAGCAATTCAATGCTGATGATCAACGGAAAAGTTGCCAACAATTCCGGCAAGTCAGAGCAAAAACTAGGCCCAGACGGTCAGCCAGTTTACGTTGACAATGTGAGTGGTGGATATACAAATGAATCCACAATCAACGGGAAAAGTAACGCACCCGTTATGGTTGAAAAGGTGCTTGATAGCAACACAAACGTTCTGTATCTACGGCCATACGTTCAGAAAAATCCAAACGGATCGCCAACTATTGTGCCAACATCGGCAGCTTATCTGACTAAGTCGTTGAATGCTAGCGAATGGCAAATTTACATTAACCAATTGTTATCCGACATTCATAAGGACACAAACACACCCGACACAACTGACCAAAACTTTGCGGCCAATGCGTCAGGTGTTGCTATGGCTTACAAACTGTGGGGCAGTGACCAAGAGATGGCTATGTCGGAAACACTTTATCAGCGTGGCATGCGTCGCCGATTGCGGTTGTTAATGACTTATTGGAGCTATCTTAAAAATAACAACGTTACGATCACCGGTGAAAACAATCCGGCCGACAATGTGACAATCACATTCACGCCTAATCTGCCTAAGAACAATCAGGAAACGATGACGCTTATTCAAGGCCTCAATCAGACGGGCAAATTTTCTGCAGAAACATTGCGTAATTTGGCTGAACCGATTACTGGGATTCCGGCTGATCAAGAAAAACAACAAGTAGATGATGAGTCTGGCGATCAAGATGAACGAACAACAAATATGATTGCTGCTGCGCAAGCCAAACTGCAGAACATAAATGGGGTAGGTGATAGCGTTGACGACGATCAAGAAGGAACGCCAGAAGATTCGCCAACTGGTCAAACAGGACAAGGCGAACAGTCAGACGATCAATAGCTTCTATCAGCAATCCTTAAGCATTATCGCCAACCATCTAAAAGAGTTCTATAACGAGTACGCCGATGATAGTGGGTTAACTCTTAATCAAGTGTCGTCAGCGGTTAGTTCATGGGACACGCAACATTTTTACGCTGCTATTAACGAAATGTTAACGGACGTTCAACCCGACGATAAACTATCTAAGCAGTTACAGGCTGCTTATGTCAAAGCATCATTAACCAAGCGAGATATGTTGGGTGCAATGATTGGGGCTGGTATGAGTATTGCGACAGCGAGAAGCGAACTCTATGGTGTCACAGAACTAAATAGACAGCGTTCGGCAGCGTATGCGGATAACTCTTCACGTTCACAGCAAAACGTTCCACAGAGCACTGATCAGACCGAATACGTGCAACGATTATGGGTGCACCAAGAAGTTATGGCTAATCGCATGATTGAGACCTTAAATAAAGGTCTGAGTCGGGGTATTTCAGTAACCGCAATGAACAAGCTAACTCGCAGTATTCCACAGTCGGGTGATCGAATTGATGATAACTTGGCAACACCAATGAATCAGCTATTATCTCGAATTGATGGATTAATGCAGACACAATCTGTTGAGAACACCAATGAAGGTAAACGACAAGCTTACAAAGATAGCGACGTTAAATTTGTAATGTGGCTAACCGAAGAAGACTACCATGTTTGTGATATTTGCCAACCATTGGACAAGCAGATATTTCCATTCGGCCAAGCGCCGATTCCTCAAGAAGATACGCACCCACGTTGTCGATGCCAATTGGTAGCGTGCGATGAAGATGGTAATTTACTTGATGGCCAACTAGACGGCATAATGACAGGTGAATTTGATTAGGGGCTATTTTATAATAATAGCCCCTTAAAAACACTTAAAAATAAGGGTAGTTAACAAAGAATCAAAATTATAGGGGTTATTTATCTGCTTTATATGATAATAACTCCTATTTTTGTGGGCTTTTCCTTACTTGCAGCCCTAAAAGAACAAGCAATTTAGTCATTCGGACTTTAACCGATCTAGTCTGCGGACTTTAAAAAGGAGCTTTTACGATGAAGATGAACTTGCAATATTTTGCTGAACCTGGTGAAGAACAAAAGCCAATCGATCCTAATAAGGAGCAGCAACAAGAACCTAAAGATCAAGAACCATCCGGTAAAACATATTCACAAGATGACGTGAATAAAATGATGGGTGCCAAAGCTAAGCAGCTGGAAGAAAAGTTTAATGGTCAGCTGGAATCCCTGAAAGAAGAATGGATGTCCAAAGGGGAAGAACGCGCTGGCATGAATGCACAACAGAAGGCCGAAGCAGAACTCGATGACAAGCGACAAGCCCTGGCAGACCAAGAGAAACGATTGCAGGAACGACTAGACGCCGTTGATGAGAAAAATGCTTTGGCTGCAACCAAGTCAGCCTTAACGGATAGCAAGATTCCTGTTGAATTTGCAGAATTCGTTACTTCTAAAGATGACGATGTACGTAAGAACAATATCGACAAGTTTATTGACCTGTTCAACAAGGCTATTCAAGATGGCGTAGAACAACGTGTCCAGGGCACACATACGCCACAAAACGGTGGCCAAACAGTTCCTGGATCACTGACACGAGAAGATTTTGCCAAGCTCAACATGGATCAGCAAACTCAAATTTATCGTGAGAATCCAGATTTATACAACAAACTTAAATAGGAGGTGTAGGTAATGGCTGTAATTAACGGCAATCCTACGAATTTTAGTAACTTAATTGAACCAACAGTATTTCTTGATTGGGTCTATCGACAAAATACGCAAACTAATCGTTTTGTGGCGTCTGGTGTTTTAAAGAACGATCCCATTTTAGGCGGACGTTTGCTTCAACCGGGTCGAACAGTCGAAATCCCGGCAATGAACGACTTGTCTGGCGATGCTGATGAATGGAACGATACGCATGATATTCAAACGAATGGTGTCGACTCCGCAATGGAACACGGCATTAAGATGTATCAAAGTAAATCGTTTGGTAATACTGACTGGGGCGATTTGATTTCTGGTGCAAGCACTCAACAGCAGATTGCTAATCGTTTCGGCAATTGGTGGACGCGCCAAGATACTGGTCTACTGCTGAATACGGTAAAAGCAACTTTCAACAACGCAGATATTGCAACTGCAAAGTCTTATGGCGTTGGTGCTGAAAAGGAATTATCCGCCGCAGACTTTGTTAAAGCACTTGCTCGAATGGGCGATGTAATGGATAACACGCTGTCAACTTTAGTAGTGAATTCGGCTGCGTACTCAGAGATGCGTGAGCAACAGTTGATTGAATACTTACAACCAGCTGGTGCAGCTACTCCAGTTGCTACGTACCAAGGCATGAGTATCGTTCAAGATGATAGCATTCCGGTCGCCAATGACGGGACAACCTATGCATTAATCTTCGGGCCTGGTGCCATTGATTATGCAACGGCTACGCCAAACAATGGATTAGTGGTACAACGTGATGAATTTCAAAAGGGCGGCATGGTAGCTATCATTCAAAAACGAGTAGTGACTTGCCATGTGGCCGGCACTAACGTTGACTTAACGCAGACTAATCCTGACACCTACCAAGCTGATTTGAAGGCCGGCACTAAGCCACTGTTTGCTGTTTCTTATGATCCACGACAGATTCAATTGGTTAAGTATGGATTCAAGGTTGGTACGGATTACGTAGTGCCAACAATTAATGCGCCTAAGAAGGCAGCAACCAGTGGTTCAAATTCTTCAGGTAGTGGTAAGTAGAAAGGTGATTAGGTATGGAAGACACACTAACACCGGAAGATATCAAGAGTGATATTAATATCTTCCAGGGATTTAGCGATGCTCATATTAAAGAGCGGTTAGATGACGCGGCACTTAAGGCTAGTCATGATCAAATTTCAGATGACGCGTTAATCAACGCCACAAGAGCTTGGACGCGTCATCTGCTATACAAGGACTGGTTCATGAACTATGGTGGTGTTCAATCTGCAAGTACGTTTGGTAACTCACAGACAATGGTCAATTTTAATGGATATGACGACTACTGTGCTGAGTATGATGGCATCGTTGATGATTATGGTGTGTCGGACTCAATGGGAGCGGTGTGGACTGAATAATGACTGAAGACTTTGATAATACTGCAGAGGCAATTAGACGATTACAAGAATTGCAGTCGGTGAGGTTGTCCGTGGGTGTGCCGTGGCTTAATAATCATTTGAACATGATTGCTATGGTCCAGGAATACGGTAAGACGATTGTTCCAGTCAATCGACAGTGGTTGGCGTTGCCAACACCGAACTCAGGTGATAAACGGCCAGCGGATTTTCAAAACCTTTTCTTCATGTTAGGAAAAACTGCTGATCAAGCCTATTTAGCCATGCCAGATGCCAATAGTGGTTTTAAAATCATGTTTATTCTGCGCAAGAGTGTTGTGATCCCACCACGGCCATTCTTGCGTTATTCGTTTAATCACCATCTCGGTCGGTGGACAGAGTTGGGAGCCGACTTGGCTTTTAAGTGTATGGTCGGTGAAATTGAGCCGAAAGATGTGTACTCAGTATTGGGAGAAGCGATGGTCAAAGACATTAAGCAAACCATTACTGACTTCAGCACACCAAGTAACGCGCCATTAACTGCCAAGAATAAAGGATTTAATGATCCGTTAATTGATAGTGGAGAACTGCGTGACTCAATCACGTGGATTACAGAAAGGATTTGAGTTTATGAGTATGGAATTAGTTATTGTTGCAGCAAAGACGGGGACAGATGGTGCTTATATCACACCAAGTCGTGATACGGAACAAACGAGTGACATTGCCTTCTTCCCAGAAGGCGATCCAAAGGTTGTCAAGATTACGGGGTACGCGCCTGGCGATACAATTCCAAGCGGCAAATATTTTGCTGCTTTCTATAATCCAGACACCAAAAAGTTCCTGGGACAATTTGTGTCAGTATCTGGATTCACGGTTGCAGGCGAATCAACACCGAGTGATCTTAAAGTAACGCCAACCGATACTGGTGCTGAAGTCGCAGCAGGCAACTAGCATGAATTTTCAAAATTTTGGGAATTTTGGATTCATGAATGACATGTTAGCTGAAGACCTGACAATCACCATTCCAGGTCATGACACCGGATATTCTGATGAATTAGGTCGACCAATCATGGCCCCAGCTACGGAAAAAAAGGTGCATGAGCCGATTGTTAATTCGACTAATCCAAACATGACGTATACCCCAGAATTGGGTGGTCAATTGCCTGTAGGCACACTTTATTGGTTATCAGGTCTAGTTGGCTGCCCCAAAGGAACAAAGGTGCAACGAGCTTCTGGTGCGGTCTATGAGGTCATTAATCACGGTGATGATTTTGCGGCTGGACGTGTGTACTACCAGTTGAAGGAGGTTGGCACTGATAAGTGAGTTCAATCTGTATGATGATGTTTCAGCAGCACTGGTAAAACAAATTAAAACGTATATGCCACAAGTTACGGTTCGTCCGGAGAGCGTTAAACACTTTACGCCTGATTATCCGTATGTTACGTACAAAATTTATGACGATTACGACCGAGTGCTATTCAATACCGTGAATGAAGAAATTTTTGATATTCACGTTCAATTTAAAGCCGTCTCAAATGACGAAGGAGAAGCTAAAACACTCGGTCACGAGTTGCGGAAGCTTTTTTTCTTGCAACAACCAGCGTATGAGCTATTTCAGCAACACATTGTTGCCAAGGATTGTAACACGATTCCATCAACTGACACGTTTCTTGACGTTGATTGGCAGTTTATGTCTGGTGCTGATTACACGTTTGGTGTTCAAGACAACTTCACTGATGAGACGCAAACGGGAAGTATTGCGAGTGTTGACCCGCAAATTAATACAAAAGGAGCTGAATAAATTTTGGCAATTAAGCAAACAACAGACGCCCACTTTATTGTTGCTATTCATGCGTTAAAGACCTCAGGTGACACGCCAGCCGTTGGTATTGCAACTAAAGGGGCAGACGCAACAACTAAGGCGTCTATTTATACAGACTTAGATAGTCTGTCAGCAGATTTTGATGAAACAACTGGCGTTTACTCCCAAGCGGAGGCAATGTTTGACGCTGACAACTTCAAGGGTCCAGTGGAAGTTGTCACCTATCCTAATGTTGACTCAACGACCCCAGCCAATGTTAAAACGACGGGAACAACTACTGGTGCAACTGTCACGGCAACGACCACACCTGGGATTGTGGTTGGTCTGACTGAACACCTATTTGATGGATTCAAGTATTTAGTTCTGGACGGGGCTACTGAAGCAGAGACTGAGGCCGTATCAGACTTTTTGTATGACAACCAACGTATCATGCTGGTTACGCAACCTAAGTCGGTTACTGATCTCCAAACGTTGTCTACCCATGTTAAGGGCATTCAAACAGAAAAGAATTCGCTTGGGAATACAGCAGCTATTGTTGAAACGGCTAGTGATCGTTTTGTGGCTGCTCAAGCGGCCGCATACGCTGCAGCCAACTTACCAGTTGATTTTCAGCACATTGGTAATCAGTCACAGTTCAAACCAGACACCGATTTATCAACCGGTGATTACGACACGATTGCTGCAGCTAATGGGACAGTAGTTGTAAACAAGTCTGGTGATTACATGTTGCTGAACGGCCTAGCTTTGGCTGGAAACTACGTCGACCAATTTGTTCATACACAACTGGTCATCGATACGTTCCAGACGGCATTGCAGAAATATCTTAATCGTCATAACTTCCCAATCTTCAATGACGCCACGATTAAAGAAATGGCACAAACCATTGAAGCTTGCGGTCAGCAACTGCAACAGCAAGGCGTATTGGCTAGTGCTGTTGAAATTACTAGTGTGCCTCGTTCTAATGTGCTTAACAGTGATGTGGCCGCACGTAAGTACAACGGATTCGGGTTCAATGTTCAGATTGCCGATGATATTGATACGATCAACGCCAAGATTGATTTGACACTTTAAGGAGGGATAAGTTATGGCACTCACTTTATCAAACGGAAAAGAAGTCAATTTATATTCCGCACGGTTCTTACACATTTATTTGTTGTGGAAAGGCCAATCGAAAGAATTAGGTGGCTTTCAAAACGGTGAAGCTTTTAGTTCACAACGTACGGCTGAAGATACAACTATGCAAGGCGATTTTCACTCAAACGTTATGTTCTTCGACACTGACGACGAGACTGGGACACTAACGTTGAATACCTATCCGGGCACTTCAACCACTGATATTCTGTTCAAACTCTATCATTTACAACATGATGAAATGCAAGCAGGACTATTGAGTGCTGACCAAATGTTTGGCCTCAATATCGTCAATGATTCTACTGGTGAAAAGATCACTGCAGAAGGCTGCCGTTTAGCCGGCCTGCCTAATAACCAAGGTAATGAGAAAGCATACTCGCTGGCCTGGAAGGTACTGGCAGGTTACTACCAAAACACCGGTGCCGATGTTGACGACTCAATGTTTACAAACTAAAAGCGCACCAACCGGCCGTTAAAGGCAGATTAGCGCGTTGCTTTCATAATAGTTGCCAGACGAGGAAACTCGGTACTTTAGTGCCGAGAGGAATCGTCGTCTTGGACAATTCACTTCCTTTCAATTGTTTTTATGATATTGATTGTTTCACTAAAATATGTTACACTATTTTTAGTGAAAGAAGGTGAACCAATTGACAACTATTTCTTTAAAACTCCATCTGTATCCTACAGATAAGCAATCCAACTTGTTAGAAGCAACTATGGAGCAGTATCGGTTGGCTTGCAACTTAGTTTCTAACTACTATTTTGACCATATTTTTCAGCCAAAGCAGGCTGACCTGCAAAAGTCGTTGTATCATTTAATCAGAAACAAATTTGGGTTAAAAGCACAGATGACTCAATCAGTGTTTAAAACGGTCTTGGCACGCTACAAAGCAGTCAATAACCAGATTAGTAAGAAACCTTACAAGTACCAAGATAAAAATACAGGGGAGTGGTACAAAGAAAAACGAGATTTAACTTGGTTGCAAAAGCCTATTCGTTTTAACCGTCCCCAATATGACCTGGTATCTGTACGTGACTGGTCTTTTGTTAAGCCCCAGCTCTCCATCAATACTATTGCTACTAGGGAAAAGGTTAATTACAGTGCTAAAGGCTTTGAAGATTATCTGAAACAAGGGAAACTCGGGACCGCCAAGCTGGTTAAGTCTTGTGGTCGTTACTACCTACATGTTTCTTGTACCCTTGATAATCCTAAGTTCAACAAAACCACGCTTAAACATGTAGTAGGTATTGACCGGGGATTAAGATTTCTAGCCACCTCCTTTGATGAACAGGGTGAAGTATCATTTGTGTCTGGTAAAAAGATACTGGCTACACGTAGAAAGTACAAGAGATTACGTCAGCAATTACAAAGTAAAGGTACTAAGTCAGCCAAGCGCCGGCTAAAAGCCATTGGTCAACGAGAAAACCGCTGGATGAGTGACATCAATCATCAAGTAACTAAGACACTCGTTGATAAATATGGTACTGGTACTGTGTTTGCAATTGAAGACTTAACCAATGTTAGCTTTGCTACCGAGAAAGTAGCAAAGCCAAGACGTTATGAGCAGGTTAGTTGGTCTTTCTACCAACTTGAACAATTCTTAGCTTACAAAGCTGAGCTGATAGGTTCAACGGTTGTTAAAGTAGACGCTCATTACACCAGTCAGCGTTGCCCTAAATGTGGCGTGATTGATAAGCAAGCCCGTAACCACGGTACTCATGAGTACCATTGCAAGCATTGTGGTTATACCAGCAACGATGATCGGATTGGCGCCATGAATATTCAACTCCTTGGCACTAACTGGGTAACGAATGAAGAAATCACCTTTAATCAATTGCGAGCTAATCAAGAATAGCTACTGGATAAACTCTAGTAGTTAAACGGGTGCTGTCAATCACCCGATGATGTAACCACTTTGGTAGGAGTTGTCAGACGTTTGTACTACGACCCCGTTAGGGGTGTGAGTTACAAGCTCGGTAATTTATTACCGAGTAATTGACGTTATACTGACTGAGCGAGAAGTTTTATGGGCGGTGGCGTCAATCTGAAAGGACTGGTGCCTATAACCAAAACTGTAAATAAAAAGCCGCCCGATCAATAACTTTAGCGAGTTACGGGCGGAATTTTATTTGTCGTGTTTAACTTGCCACCGTATTTAAAGCGGCTTACAGGGGTCGGTGTGATAGCACCGACCTTTTTCTATGCCCACATTATAACACATTTTCAAATCGCAATCTTGCAAATAGACTATGAGGCCACCAGACGGTGTCCTCTTTTTAATTAAGGAGAGACTTTATATGTCAGAAAAAGATGAACAAGCTATTGCAGCGTTTATGGATAATCAATTTGAACGAACGGTAGAATATACCGATTCGAAGGGTGACAAGAAGACTCGTAAGATCACGCTACAAGATCCGGGATTTGATATTGCCTCACAAGCAATTGATGCCCTAAACGTTGGTGAAGATACCGGAGACGCAGGGCGACTGTTTGACCTTATTATGCATAACGTATTAGTTAACCCACATATGGATTATGAATCATTGAATGCAGATGTTCCAGACGACATTAAGAATAAGACCGTTACTAAGAAAAACCGTAGCGGTAAAGACGTGCATATCAACATGGTTTGGCCAGGTTATCGTACTGCTTTGCAGATTGTTTTCATGTCAACACGACCATCTGGGGCATCTAATATGAACGGTACGATGACCAAGCTCAATCGTGAGGTCTTTCGCACAGATAAGAATGAAGTATTGAAAATGAACTTCTGGGACGCTACAGGAGATGGTAGCGGGCTAGGCATGATTGCCATGAAGGAAGCTACTAATTTCTTAGCAGAAATCACGGACCGTAACGGTGACCAATCGGTATTGGGTAAAGCGTTTCAGTTTCTTATGGAGTCGTTACAACAAGTTAAACTCTAAGTTTACCGACGATCATGGCAATGTTGATCAGTCGTTATTAGACAAGGTGGTTGACAAGCGCATGGCCTTTGTTAACCCAGCGCTGTTTCTAGGAATGACAGAACATGATATACGGCAACAGACACAAGATGAATTTTTGGTTAGCAATGAAATTGCTGAACGGATTGGTAAGGAATTAAAAACAATCATTGCAAAAGGCGTGTCTGATGGAGTCCTAATGGCTCTAGGAAAAATATTAGGTCAGAAAGGAGGGAAATGATGGCAGAAACTAAAGAGTTGCGGCATGCCGGTATTGGCATTGATCTTAACGTCAATGGACTAGAGGAATTTCGTAAGGCAAACTCGATGCTTGATGACTTCATGCGTTCGTTTCATGAAATCACTGGTCAGGCTGATAAACTAAAAGAATCACTAGGTTCCGGGCTTAACATATCTCGTGATGTTAATCAGTCTAAAGAAAGCATGGCTGGCTTTCAAAGTGAGTTTCGTAAGACGGCGCAGCAGGCTGATATTTTTAAGCACAATCTGGACTTTTCCAATGTAGGGGCTAAAGATACTGAATCGATGCGTAAGCTCAACGATCAAGTCAAACAAATTTCTGGAAAGCCTATTGAAGGAATAAGTGGAAATTTTAAAAAAGCAAACGAATCCATTAAAGGCAGCAAGGAGTCTTTAGGCAAATATCACGAACGCTTAGATGAGTTAAATAGTGCTTCTAAAAAGACATTTGATGGAATACGCAAAGGATCAGGGCTTGTAAAGAAAGTGGTAGGGGCAGCACTAGTGTCCAATGCGGTTATATCTTCTTGGTATGCTTTGAAGGGGGGCATTAGTAATGCTCTGAAAGCTGGGAAAGAGTACGACAAAGAACAACAGGTAATGAGTGCAACTTGGCAAACATTGACTGGTTCAGCTAAAAAAGGTCAAAAAATGGTTAAAGCAATCAACGATATTTCGGTTAAATTTGGACAGTCAGCGGGCCTAGTTAATGAACTAAACCAACAATTTTATCATGTTTTAAACAAGCAGGGGCCAACTGATCGGCTGACTAAATCTTTGTTAACTATGGCTGATACTTTAGGCATGGGGGCTGAAAACACCAAACGCTTAGGCCTTAATTTCACACATATGATGGCTTCCTCTAAGATGCAATTGGGCGACTTCAATATGATTTCAGACCAATTACCAATGTTTGGTGAAAAACTGTTAGAGTACGAACGTAAGGCAATGAAGAATTCACATCTAACGATGAGCCAGCTTAGAGCTGATATGAGCGCAGGAAAGGTTAGCGCAAAAGATGCAGAAGCTGTCATGAATGGGCTGGGTAAGAAATACGCTAAAGCTTCAGAAAATATGATGAAGACACTTCCTGGCATGGAACGTGTCATGTCCGCACGAGGGTCTGCGTTATTTGGTGCACTTGAAAAGCCTTTTATGAAAGCAAAAAACCCAATCTTTTCTGCTATCTCTAAATGGGTTTCTGATAAAAACACCGAAAAGGAATTTACTAAAGTTGGGTCAGCTGCTTCTAAGGGATTAAACACGATTACTAAGGCATTTGCTAAAGTTTTTAACCCTAATAATGCGCCACATTTTGCCGATGAAATGATGCAGAGTTTGGCCAAATCGGTTACTGATATATCGAGAACTATTGCAAGCCACGCTCAATCCATAGTTGAGTTTTTTAGAAGCTTTTACTACTCTTTAAAGATATTAAAGGATGTTGGTTTGGGATTCTTCAAAGGAATTGCATCAGGGCTTAGCGCCATTGCTACACCAGTTGCTAAAATGGGTAGCAACAGTAAACACATTCGTAGTTTTTCAGATTCTTTGGCATCTATTTCCAAACACAGCAAAGGACTTCAAACTGCTGGGAAAATTCTAGCTGGTATGTTTGCCGCTAAAAAGCTTTTAGGCATGGGTACTGGGATTCTGGGACTAAGAAAGAACATTTTAGAGTTCACGTCATCAACGAGACTAATGGGATCAGCCATTAAATTACTTCCCTGGGCTTTATGGATTGCAGGTATTGCCGCGGCAATTGCAATCTTAGTTAAGCTATACCAGCATGATAAAAAATTCCGCAAGTTTGTTAATGGCATTATGGCATCGGTTAGAAAGATGGCTAAGTCGTTTAAAAATTTGTGGGGAGACGCCAAAGGCATCTTTAAAAATGGATTTAAGACAATTGAAAGCATTGTTAATGTTGGAATTGATGTTCTAACTGGCGATTGGAAAGGCTTTAAGAAAGACGGCGTTAAGCTGATCAAATCATTTTGGTCCTTAGCCAAAGACGTCTTTAAGGCTGACTTTGACTTTATCAATGATCTGACTGGTGGAAAATTAGAAAAAATGACTAAGGCATTTAGCAATACCTGGAAAGATATTGGCAAGGGCTGGAAATCATTTTGGAATGGGATATCTGATTGGTTTGGCGATCTCTGGAAAGGCATCGTTAAGCACGTTCAGGACGGTATCAACAATGTTATCAAAGTTCTCAACTCAGGGATCAGCGGTATTGATTCAGTCATTCATGCATTTGGTGGATCTAGCAAAGCAATTGGGACGATTAATCCAGTTCACTTAGCAACTGGGACCGGTGCTTTATCTGGTCAGCGTAGAGCGATTACTAAGCCAACCATGGCGGTACTTAATGATGGAAACGATAGTCCAGAAACTGGTAATCGAGAAATGCTAATTCACCCTAATGGTATGGGTGAACTGATTAAAGGAACCAATGTTATGCGCATGTTAGAGCCGGGCGCTGAAGTGCTGAATGCCACGGAAGCCAAAATGGCTATGAGCATGCAACACTTTGCTTCGGGTACTGGCTTCTTTAGTAATCTATGGAAGGGGACTAAAAAGGTGGCTGCTGATGCAGTCGGTGGTGTCGAATCAGGCATTTCAGGCATTGGTAACTTTGCGTCGAAAGCTTGGCATGGTGCGACACACTTGCTGAGCACGATTCAAAAGATTATTGCCGGACCCGGCAAGTATTTAAATAGTCTTATGGGCAAGAAGCCATCAGGACAAGGCACTATTCTTAGTGACTTTGCCGGTGGCTTTTATAATTCCATGAAAAAGCAAGCCTCGACTTGGTGGTCCTCACTTTGGTCGATGGCGTCTGGAGTGCTAGATAGTAGTGGAACCGGTGGCAGTTGGCGTCATGATCCAGGATTGACTAAGACCAATGGATTTGGAGCATCTCGTAGCTTTGGATCACATGATGGCGTAGATTTTTCTGGATCGTTGGGATCTCCTATTTTAGCAGTTCATGGTGGTAAAGTTACACACACCGGTCGGCCATTACACGGATGGCCTTATAGTCAGCTTGGAGATGTTATCACAGTTGCTAGTGATGATGGGTACCAAGAAATTTATCAAGAATTTGGCGGAATGAACAATATTAAAACCAGTACGGGAGATATCATCAAGACTGGACAGAAGATTGCTACTTTAGGTCACTTGAATGGGGCTGGTAGCGGATCACACGTTCATATTGGGGTATCTCATGGTTCCCTTTGGGACCATGGTGGATCTAATACTAGTGGGTGGTATGACGTTACTAAGATGCATGGTAAGGATAATGGGTCATCAAAACTAAGCCACTCTCACACTGGTGGAGCTATGCATAAGCTCATTCAACAGGAAACTGGTGGAATGATGGGGTGGATTAAGAAACATCTATCACCGCTTATGGATGATGGTGGTGGCTCGATGGGCAATCCCGGTGGCGCCGGTGTTCAGCGTTGGAGATCTTATGTCAAAAAGGCCTTGAGTGCTTTGAATCTGTCTACTTCCGGATCAATGGTCGATAGAATTCTACGTCAGATCAATACGGAATCTAGTGGTAATCCAAAGGCTATGGGTGGTACAGATGGATTGAGTGATGGTCATGCAGAAGGACTTATGCAAGTAAAACCGGGAACTTTCGCTGCCAATAAATTATCCGGACATGGCAACATTTGGAATGAATATGACAATATCCTTGCTGGACTTAACTACGCCAAGCACCGATATGGAAGCGGCCTAAGCTTTTTGGGAAACGGACATGGTTATGCTAAGGGCGGAAAAATACCAAAGGGCCAACTTTCAGTTGTTGGGGAGAAAGGTTGGGAACTTTTCCAACCCAACACTTCGGGAACAGTGATTCCACACGAAGCTTCAGAGAGGTTGATTAATGGTAGCGGCAAAGGCAAAGTAACCATTAGTGCGCCCACTAAGGTAGTTATTCAAGGTAACGCTGACAAGTCAGCAATTGACGAGTTAGATAGCCGGTTAGAAAAACGTAATGATGATTTAGTTGAAAAGCTCCGTGAACTTTGGGGACTAAATGATGAAGGAGGGCTTACTGTCTGATGCCTAGCAAAACGAAGAAGCTTAATTTAAAGGGTAAGAGTGACAAGAAGATTGCCAACGAAACCCAGAAATGGAAGAAAACCGTTTCTGCTGATGCGGCCAAGATTTCTAAGGCCGGTAAGGCGATTACTTCTGCCCAAAAGAAAATTGACACGGCTAATGACTATTTAAACAAAGCCAATGGCTATAAAGCTAAGAGTTCAGCTTACGACGCTCTTGAAACTCAAATCGAAGCGCAAGAGAAGTTACTTGCTAAGACAAAGAGTTCGACCAAGAAAAAAACAATTACTTCCAAAATTACGTCACTGAAAAAAGATAAAAAATCATTAGTAAGTGATATGAAGAAGATTGCCTCCTCGGCTGGTTACCAGAAACAAATGTCAGCAAAAACCAAGGCACAAGCGAACATTAAAACGGAAAAAAGTAAGATTAGCAGTCTAAAGACTAAGAAGTCTAAAGACAAAAAAGTTTATGGCCAATATTCATCTACAAATACTGCACGCAAGTTAGCTGCACGGAAAAAACTTCAAAAGGCTAATAGCAAGAGTGTTCGATCCAAGATTAAAGCGGCCAAGAAAAAGTATAGTGGCCAAACGGCTATCTATCGTGCTGATTTAAAGACTAGTCGAGTATTTATGCTAGGGGAATTTGATCCGTCAGAAACTAATGATCAAGATGTGCCGACTAATGAAGTTGACAAGTCTGATCCACGAACTAACTACAGCGTACGAAATTCTAAGCAGTTATCGGGGACTTACTATTTATTTGGTAAGTCTTTTTCTGATTGTGATAAGCAGTATGAAATCTTACAAGGTTGGGCACGTAAGGGCGTTGAGGTCACTGTACGAGGCTTTTCTAAGTGGAATCACGCTTATCTATCGTCAGTTGGCAAGACGGCTTATACAGCAGGCAATAAAAATAGCATGCAGCTATCAATTACCTTCACGTATGCCCGAAAAGACAAAGTTGCTTATGCCAAGAAAAAGACTAAAAAGAAGTCAAAGTCTTCGACGGGAGCAAAGACCGGTACCAAGAAAACGACGCACAAAACGGTAACGGTAAAGTCTGGTATGACCTATTGGTCGATTGCCCAAAGCCATAACGTATCAGTTTCTAGCCTGGAAAAGATGAACAAGTGGCCAGCTACTAAGTTGCCAATTGGTGTGAAAGTGAGGTACCAGTGATGACTGTTCATGACACGATACCAATCGAACCAGATGATATGCCATATAATCGCCAAGTAGATTTAGACTCCGGAAGTTATATCTTTGGATTTCAGTGGAATGAAATTGATCGTACCTTTACGATAGACGTTTATACGCTTGATGGTGTTGCTATTCGTCAAGGCGAAGTGCTGGTGCTTAACCAACCGCTCTGGCGGAATATTAACATTGATGGCTTGCCAGCAGAAACGATTATTCCTCTGGACGAGTCTGGAAATGAAATTGAAATTGATCCAGGCAATCTGGGGGATACCGTTAATTTATGTATTGATGATATTCCTGATGGCGAGGTGTGATTGTAATGTCAGTAAAAGTTAAAAGTGACGGTTACTATTGGGGGTATACAACAGCTATTGTGATCACTCATAACGGGGCCAAACTTACTTTATCTGAAAAAAACAGTGTTCCGATCAATTATGAAGTACCGTCTGATGACGGTGGCAGTCCGGCAACGTGTACTGTCACCGTTTTTAATTTGGCCAAAAACCATCTCAACAAGATTCATAAAGGTGACCATATAACGCTGCATACGGGACCAACAGGACTCTATGGTCTACTTACCGAGGGGACCATTTCGCAAGTCTCACCGGAGACGAGAGACGGCACGGATAAGGAAACGCAGATTACGTTCACTGAAGGTAAGGACTACAGCAAAGAAAAACGATTGTACAGCAAGTTTAATGGGTCAAAAACGGTTACACATAAGGTTAAGACGAGCGACGGTAAGACAATTTCTTATCAAACTAAGCAAGTTAAAAAGGTAAACATTGCCTTTCAAAAAAATGTTAAAGCTAGTCAAATTATCGCCAGGATTAAACGCGACGCTAAGATTGACATTGCCGCAGTGCATTTAAAAAAGAACAAGGTTTACAAGAAAGGCTACTCGCTTTCATCTAAGCCGTTGGCCGCTATTAAATCAATCGCTAAGGATTGTGGAAGCAAGGTCTACTATCGACGAGGCGCGATTTATATTGATGATTGGCAGAAGCCTAACCCATACAATGAGCATTTGTATCTAGCGATGACTAATGGACTAACGCAAGAGCCAACTTATAACAGCACTGACGATGGTTCAGCAACCTGGGCGCTAGAGTGCTTCGATGATCCACGAATACTAGCTGGTTCAGCTGTCTATGTCAAATCAACGGAGCTTACTGGATTAAAACGAGTGAAGAACGTTACCCATACGCACGATCGAGACAGTTACAAAATGGAGGTAGTTGTTTATGCCTAAAGTGAAAAAGAAAGTGGTTGATCCCAAGCACAAGATGTCTGACTTTCTGGAAAAAGAATTAATCCCGTTGATTTCATCACAGATTAATTGCAACATGATTGGTCGGGTCATTTCATACAGCAAGACTGATCATCGGTGCAGTGTTCAACCATTGCCGCTGCAGTCTGACGGGGACAAGCGTGCACCTCTAGTTGAGTGTGTGGTGCCATCGTCAATTTGGCAGCTTGATGAAGTTCTTGGGAAACTAAGCAACAGTTGGAAGCCAATGAAAGTCGGTTCCGTTGTGAGTGTTGACTTTTGTGACCGTGAAATGGACAACTGGACAGGTAAGAGCAACTATGTAATTGAAACCAAACGGGTTCACAGCCTACAAGACACAATTGTACAGGCGGTGATTTTACCATGATTGCTTTGGGGTTAGATGACACCGGTGACTTGGATTTTGATGCCAACACTGGTGTTTTTAATTTGGTTGAAGATGACGACGAGTTGGCACAAAAGCTAAGCTTATTGCTCAATATCAACACAGCAGAACTCCTGTGGAACGAGGATATTGGGATTGATCATAATGATCTGTTAGCCAATGCAGATGATCAAGGGGTTATCCAGTCGATCCTCGCTGATTACTTACAGGAACAATGGCCCGAAGAATTTGATGCGGTTGAGATCACTGATTTTGAGGTGAATGCTGAACAGCGAATCACTAATTTGTCAGCGACAGTAACCCTTAATGACGGCACCACAATAGCGGCAACAGTCGGAGTAGACGAAGGAGGCGACGTTGATGCCACTAACGACTGATACAGGATTTGACCGAAAAGAATTAGATGACTTACGTGATGATATTAATGCACTATTCATTAAGCGGTTTGGTGATGGCATTGACTTAGATGACAGTCAGACACCCGGCATGCTGGCAGGCGTGTTATCCGAAGTAGACGATACATTGGAAAAACTGGCCCAAGGCGTTTATAACTCATTCTTTGTGCTGAAAAGTTCCGGTGCTAACTTAGACGACTTGGCGGCAGAACTTGAGGTCTATCGTAAGCCTGCAGTGAATGCTTATGTAGACTTGCAAATTGACGGGTACGTTGATCCGGATTCGCCAACGATTATTCCAGAAGAAACGCAATTTTCCACACCAGATGGACAGGTATTTTCGACCATGGCTGACACGACGATTACACAGCAGGCTTCTTATGTTGATAGTGGGGGAAATACGCAACCATTAAAAGATGACGATGGCAATGCATTAGGCCGGCAGATCGTTCAAGCGGTAGCCATCGAGACGGGAACGGCTTCAAATGTTATGCCCAATACGATCATTAATCCGGAAGACTCAATTGATGGTTTTTATGCGGTGACAAATCCTTCCGCAGCAACCGGTGGTGGTGATCCAGAAACGGATGACGAGTTACGGCAACGGGTACTAGCTAACCGGTTAAACACGCCAAATTCAACGCCAAATGGGATTCAAACCGCTATTAAAAATCTATCCGGGGTTACCGACGTCCGACTGATTAATAACAACACGATGAGAGCAGATAGTTACGGCAATCCGGCTAAGTCAGTACATTTGTATGTCATTGGCGGTGCTGATGCTGATATTATCCAAACTTACTTTGATTACTTACCACCACAATCCAACACGATTGGCTCAGTCATGGGAACTGCGACGGATATTGGTGGCCGTCAGCACATTGTGGCTTTTGATCGAGCAAAAACGGTCCCTGTCTTCATTAAAGTCGATATTCATATTGATGATACAAAGTTTGATACGGATAATGGACCGGCCAGCATTAGAACAAATATCGTTAATTACTTTGACACGTTGGGTATGGGCGATAAGGTGCTATATTCTAAGCTATTTGCTCCCGCGTATTCGCCAGTCGGTGTCACTGACGTGGCCCTAACACTGGGAACCAGTTTAGACAAATTAACGGAGGCTGATGTGAGCGTCAGTGATTTTCAGCTAGCGGTAACCAATTCAGCTAATATTGCGGTCAATATAATCGAGTAAGGTGACTAGATGTATCAAACTGAAACAGATTTATCAGACGATTCGCTACGTGATTGGATAACGACCATGCTGCCTGGCAAACTTAATCAAGAAGACGATTCTAATAACCAGCGGATTCTCAACATTATCAGCGATATTTTTTTGGCACATAAGAATGACTTGCTCAACATTTCGGACCAATTGCGACTGTCAAAAGCTGCTGGCCAAGTGTTGACTGAAATTGCGGCGGATTACGGTGTCACACGCCTTGATGACGATGATGATTTTTTGCGCTTTCAGGTACGATTGCAGTTGCTTAAAAATCATAGTGGTGTGACAACCAATGACATCAAAAAGCTCATTGCAACGGTCTTAAGCATTGATCCTAGTGTGTTTGATATTGATGGTACAGATAATCCAGAAGAGATCGAAGTGACCAATATTCCGTTTGATTTCAACTCTGGTGATAAAGCTGAGATCAAACGGAAGATTTTAACAAACGCGATTCAATCAATGTTACCGCCAGAATATCTATTGAAAGACTTACAGTACGCCGTAACGGCCAATAAGCCATTATATGTGGCTGTACATGGCCAAGCATATCCACAGATAACCGTAAAGGAGATGGTTTAATTGGCAACACCAAACGTTGGTATCTTAACCACAACCGGTAAAGCTTTAATTGATAAGGTGAATTCCGGTCAAGCTAAAATAAGTTTCAGCAAGGTTGTATTTTCATCGATGGATAATTCCCAACTATCCGATACGCAAATCAAGGCATTAACCGCAATTGCCCCACAAGAGGTGGTGGTCAGTTCACCACAAACGACACTGGACACCAATTCTGGGGAAACTCGTATTCGAGCTACCGGGACTAATGAAAAGTTGGCCGACGGTGTATACGTCAAAACCTACGGGGTCTTCGCCAAAGATGATACCGGCAACGAAATTTTGTACGGTGTGACCGTATCACCCAATCCCAACTATTTTCCCGCTTATGATGGTGTCACCCCGCAAGCCGTGACTTACAGTTACAAGACCGTCATTCAAGAGACTAGCAATATTACCATGACGAATTCGAATGATGTGTATGTGTCCCAGGAAGACTTAACGGAAGCAATCGCCAAGATTCCCCAACCTGATTTGAGTGGCTACGATAAAACAGACGATGTTGATAAAAAGCTGCAGAATAAGCAGGACAAATTAGGTTTTACGGCTGCTAGTGATAGTACGGTTGTGCACACGGCGGATATGCGTAAACCAGCTAGCGATGTAGCGGGGATTGAAGAAGTTTCCACATTGCAAACTCAAGTTAATAACAGTGCCGTAGGAACTAACTTACTTTTGGGAACAAGTAATGTCCTTACAACTGTCACGAACGTTACTGGTTGGAGGACTGGACTACCTACGTATTACCCAGCGGAAGCACTAAAAGCAAATCAAACTTATACTATGAGCTGTTATTTAGAACCTGCGGAACATGATGCAGCTATTTACATGTATACTGCCAAAGGTAATATTCGTGGGACAACTATCGCTGCGGGTAGCAAAGGAATTTCTACATTAACAATGACTTTGACACCAGAAGACGCCGAAGCAGCTAATGGCGCTTTTATATCTTTCACTAGTTCACAAAAAGACGCTAGTGCAGTTTCCTACAAGGGGTTTAAATTGGAAAAAGGTAGTGTAGCTACTGATTGGTGCCCTAATCCAGATGACAAAGTAAATGTATCCGATATGCGTAAACCAGCCAGTGATGTCGCAGGAATTGAGGAAGTTAATGCTAAACAAGATAAGCTAACTATCACCCCTGCTGACGATTCCAAAGTGGCCCACCTATCTGGAGCAAACAACTTTGACACTGTCCCAACTGTTAACAATAATCCGTTACTACTAGCAAGCAGTTTACCATTTGACTTAGCACGAACATCTCAGCAAACTAACTTTACTGCCGGATTGCAGAGTAATGGTACACCAGTAGCTACAAAATCAGATGTTACAACCGCTATCAGCACCGCTACGGCAAACATGGTTGACTCTACTAAAGCCACAAACTTTACTGCGGGACTACGATCTGGAGGTGTCGATGTCGCAACTGCGGCTGATTTGAAAAGCGTTAAAGATAGTGCTTGGCGTGTCTTAGACAACAAATACATTACTGCATTTACTAAATATAATACGAGTATAAAAGTTGATGATGATTCCCTACTCTTAGTAAAAATTGATAAGGTAAATAAGCGTGTCTACATGTTTTTTACGATATTAGGTAATTTTGTAGAAGATTCCAGATTATATATTGATTTAACGAGTATAGTAAAAAACGTATCTTTTCCAGATGACGCTAATTATGAACTTTATGCTGTAGGACAATCAGCTATCGAAGAGGGTTCTATTGCGGGAAATAGAATATGTTTTAAAATTAGGATTTATGATACAACCTATGTAAGCTCAAATCACTCTTCGTATACAGTTAATACAAATAAAGCAGGGTGGACCTACTCTTTGTGTTTTGTTAATTATGACGAATTAGTTTAGAAAGGACGATTACATGTTTATTTATATCACTTATGATACAGACGGATTCATTACGGCGTACCAGAATACCGAAGCAGACGGGATTACTGCTGGCGATTACAAAGCTATCACCGGCGAAGCGTATGTAGCACCAACAACTCAAGCAACGACAACAAGCACCACTAACTAGCTTCTACTCAGCCGGTTAGTCAGTGCTTTTAATTTACCCAAAATTGGAGGAATATTATGTTCAAAGAAATCACAGATGTGTTCAATTGGCTTAATAATGCGGGAGTATTCGCCTTCTTACTAGTGTTAATTCCCGCTGTTTACAAGCTAGTAAAGCCAATTCTGGCTCACAAGGTACAGACGGAAAAGAACGTTCATGTTAAGCAAGGATTAGAAGTGGGATTAAACTTGGCTAATACGATTGTTCCGGAAATGGCGGTTATGGCTGGCTTATCCTTATCTGACCGGAAGAAGGAAGCAATCCGCTTCGTCAACGCACAATTGACAGCCAATGGTTTCAACTTAGACGTTCAAACTATCTCAGGATTGGTTGAGAAGGCTTACCAAGCGTACAAGGTAGCCGGTGGGGATAATCATGCCCCAATCTCTGTATCAGCACCAACGGAGGTCATTACCCCATCAGAAGGGACTGACGACAATGACTAAGAAAATTGTTGACCTGTCATCATACCAAGCCGACTCTTTGGCTTACATTAAGCAACTCAAAAAGTGGGGTGCTGATGGGATTATGGTCAAGTTGACTGAAGGCACTGGTTATCTCAGTCCCAAGGCTGGTAACCAGATTGCTAATGGATTCAAAGTATTCGATACCGTCGGGGTTTACCACTTCTTCCATGGTCGGGGAACGGCTGAAGCTCAATACTTTCTGGCTTGGGTGAAGAAGATGGGCTTAGATAAGTCCACGGTATTAGCCATTGATGTGGAAGCACCCGACTTACCATGGAAGACGACCAGTCAGGTTAATGTGTTCCTTCGGTATCTGATTAGTCACGGGTATAAGAATGTGATTACGTACGGTTCAGCTTCCTGGTTCAGTTCTGGCCGTATTAATCGTTCTAAGCTTGTTGACAAGCATATCTGGGTGGCAGCTTATGGTGTCAGTCAACCAGGAATTGCAAATGCAAACGCCTGGCAATACACTGATAACTGGCATGGTGTAGATTGCAGTTATGATTTCGATGGTAAGCTGTCTGGTAAGGGCACCAAAACCCATAAGAAAGCCTCATACTGGGCTGATAACGGCCTATACGAAGTGATTACCCATAAGGTTAATGTGTATGGTAAGCCAGCCTTAGACAAGGCTAATAAGCGCCGCATTCACTTTACTAAGGGAAGCACAATCTACGGTAAAGCCGTCAAGTATGGTAAGGTGTACCGAATTAAGACTGGCGTTGGCTATATCTCAGCTAATAAGGACTACGTGAAGCTGATTAGAAAGTCGGGTGGTAAGCAATGACCTTTGATCGTTGGATTGAATTAATCACCTTGGCTTTGGCTGTAGTCGCGGGTATCTATGCAGCGTTGATGGTGGTCATGAAGCCTTTTACGGATCGGCTGCAAGACATTGCTCAAAGTATGAAGGATAGTAGCCAGCGGATTGAGCGTCTGTTTGATTCGCAAAATACGCTGCGTGAAGATTTCATCACTAGCAGAAGCGAGCACAAAGTTATCAACGAACGCTTAGACAATGTTGAAGACGATGTACGTGAACTGAAAAGTAAATAGTGCTAAACTAAGTTTTATCCAGGTACTATTTGTAAACTGAAAAAGCCACTCATCTCTTACGAGGTGAGTGACATTTTCAATTGATTGCTATATAATTGATACGCCTTAATTAGGCACAAGCATTTCCTGGCTTCAAAAAAGTCCCCTACTTCGCATGGTAGAGGGCTTTTTTTGCGTGCATTCTGCTTCATTTAAACGGACAAGTATACGTCTAAAAGCTGAACGTGTTGTCTATGAGTGCTTTGAACTACGGTTTTGGTATGTCTTCATATACATTTCAAACATTATTTTTTGCTCATTTGATAATTCACGCTCAGCTTTGTCCAACAGTGCTGATACAAGATCATCTTGAGTAATATATCCTAACGAATTTTGAATGGAGTTAATTCTATTTACATTATTTTTTTGAAGTCTAACAGTTCCATACTTTTTGTTTTTCCGAGGGCGACCAACAGGATTCTTATTCGTTTCATTTTTTTCCATATCTTTTATATCAAATGTTTTGCTAGGACGGGATATGACAGTTTCTTCTACTGGTTTGGTTTGCTTTAATTGTTTTCTATCTTGCTTTTTGAATTCCATTTTAGCCATTGCTATTTGCCCCCAGTCCGAGCAATAATTTCTTCCGTTAATTTACTGTACAACGCGTGTAGCCTTATATCATGGAAGTCGTTTACACTAGTTAGCCCTTTTTCTGATATTCCTTTTCTATCGTAGCGCTTCAATCTTTCCATATGGTGCATGATGTTTTCAAAAATCATATCTTTGCCAAAAGTTTCTCTAGCATCTTTTATGATTTGATTGTCAATTCCGGAATTGTTTTTTAGCAGGACTGGCAAGATCCCAGCAATATCGAAGTCTATAGCTGTGTGATTGTTGTAGAATTCTTGAAGATATTCCCAAAATGCTTCTGCACCGTCTAATGATCTTTGCTGAGTCTGAAGAACAATAATAACATAATCTGTATCGTATAAAGCAGTGTCTGTAAATATTGATAGTGTAGGCGGAACATCAAAAATAATGTAATCAAATTTATTCTCTACTTCAGATAGAAGAGTACCGAAATATGACATTCTTTTTTCTTTATAGTTTGGCACGTTAGGCATAAATTTCATTTCCAAGAAATCCGGGTAGCTAACGAAGTCTTTGTAAGAAGGCAATAAGTACAGGTTATTCATTATCTCAACAATGGCATCGGGGATTTTTTCTTCTTGAATTGCAACCATCATAGTTTTATCAATCTTTAATTCAGAGTTATGCTGCAATCCATATGTTCTTCTCAATAGTTGAGTGGAGTTTGATTGAGGATCTAAGTCACATACAAGGGTTTTATACCCTTTCTTTGCTAATTCATAGGCAGTCATCACGGAATTTGTTGTCTTGCCTACACCGCCCTTAAAATTTCCGAATAATATTTTCTTAGTCAACATGTCCCCTCCTTACTACAAAAAATATTACCACATATTTGTTTTGATTTGTGTGTTTATTTAAATTTACTATTTGTATATCTGAATATTGGACTATTTGTGTATTTGAATATTTGAATATTTGTATTCAAATATTCAAATACAACAACCGCTTTGTTCTTGATATACCAGTACATATTTTTTTACTATTCGTATATTTGAATATCATACTAAATGTATATTTTACTATTAGGATATTCGCATAAATTACTATTTGAATATTAGTATACAAAAACTAATTTTATCTTTATTTTCTTGCTAAGGTGGGGTATTATTAAAAATATAAAATAGAACATAAAAAAACACCCACCAATAGGAGTTGGTGAGCGCCAAACAATCTTCTGAATTTATAGAT